CGAAAACCCCGCCGTATATGCCACAACAGGATTTGCCACAGGGCGACGAGCGCACAATGTGCGCTCCTACGGGACTGCGGCCCAATTTTCAACCCGTGCGCGCACGCGCACACCAATAACTCCTAACTCCTAACTAACACGGAAAGGATACTTATGCCCAACACAAACTCTCTCCCCCTGCGCCCCTATCAGCAGCGGGCGAAAGAACAGATCCATACAGAGTGGGAACAGGGGCGGCTGCGCACGCTGCTGGTGCTGCCCACCGGCACCGGAAAAACCATTGTGTTTGCTGCCGTGGCCGAAGACCAGGTGCGCGCCGGGGACCGGGTGCTGATCCTGGCCCACCGCGGCGAACTGCTGGAACAAGCCGCCGACAAGCTGCAAAAATCAACCGGCCTGGGCTGCGCGGTGGAAAAAGCCGAACAATCCTGCCTGGCCAGCTGGTACCGCGTTGCCGTTGGCAGCGTGCAAAGCCTGCAGCGCCCCCAGCGGCTGGAAAAGTTCCCCCACAATTATTTCAGCACCATCATCATTGACGAAGCCCACCATGCCGTGACCGACGGCTACCGCCGCATTCTGGACTGGTTCCCCGCGGCCAAGGTCCTGGGCGTAACGGCCACGCCGGACCGCGGTGACCTGCGCAATCTGGGCGAGGTGTTCGACAGCCTGGCCTATGAGTACAAACTCACCGATGCCATCCGGGACGGCTTTCTGTGCCGTATTATGGCGCAGACCATCCCCCTCAGGCTGGACATCTCCACCGTGGGCATGTCCGGCGGGGACTATGCCGTGGGCGAGCTGGGCAGCGCCCTGGACCCTTATCTGGACCAGATCGCCGCCGAAATGGCGCACTACTGCAAGGGGCGCAAAACCGTTGTCTTTCTGCCTCTGATCAAGACCAGCCAGAAGTTCCGGGATACCCTGAACCGCCACGGATTCCATGCTGCCGAGGTCAACGGCCAGAGCACCGACCGCGCCCAGGTCCTGGCAGATTTTGACGCCGGAACCTACAACGTGCTGTGCAACAGCATGCTGCTGACCGAAGGCTGGGACTGTCCCAGTGTGGACTGCGTTGTGGTGCTGCGCCCCACCAAGGTGCGCAGCCTGTACAGCCAGATGGTGGGCCGCGGCACCCGCCTGCACGAAGGCAAAAAGGACCTGCTGCTCCTGGATTTCCTCTGGCTGACCGACCGCCACGAGCTCTGCCGCCCGGCCGACCTTGTGTGCGAGGACCACGCCGTTGCCCAGCAGATGACCGATAACCTGGCTGCCGCCGCCTGCCCGGAGGACGTGGAGGAAGCCGCCCGGCAGGCCGCCGAAGATGTGGTGGCCCAGCGGGAGGAAGCCCTTGCCAAGCAGCTGGAAGAACAGCGCCGCAAGCGCGCCCGCCTGGTTGACCCGCTGCAATACGAAATGAGCATCCAGGCCGAAGACCTGGCCGGTTATGTGCCCGCTTTTGGGTGGGAAGCCGGTCCCCCCAGCGCCGAACAGACCGCCGCGCTGGAAAAGCAGGGCATCTGCCCCGATGCGGTGGAATCCGCCGGCAAAGCATCCCTGCTGCTGGACCGGCTGAACAAGCGCCGGGATGAGGGATTAACCACCCCCAAGCAGATCCGCTGCCTGGAAAAATACGGCTTCCAGCATGTGGGCACCTGGAGCTTCAACGCCGCCAAGCACATGATCGACCGTATCGCCGCCTGCGGCTGGCGCGGCACCCCCAAGGGCGTGGACCCAAAGACCTATATGCCCTCTGCGGAAACAACCCCAATCTTTGACTTCGGATGGTAAACGGAATGGACAATGCAAATGATCTCAAGGAAGCCTTGGACTTTATCTCCCCGGCAAACTTGACCTATGAGGAATGGGTCACGGTGGGTATGGGGCTGAAAGAAGCCGGGTTCCCTGTTACCGCATGGGAGCAATGGAGTTCCCGCGATGGCAGCCGGTACCACAAGGGCGAATGTGCCCGCAAGTGGGAAAGTTTCCGCGGCAATCCCAAACCGATCACCGAGAACAGCATTTTCGCCCTGGCACGCAATCACGGCTGGCCGGGCCCCGCCGGGCATGAGCTGGACTGGAACGACGCGATCTGCGCCCCCGGCACCCGGCCGGACGGCGTTGTGGTGGATACCCGCTGGCTGGATGTGCAGGAGCTGAACATCCCCGAACAATGGGACCCCGCCGACCAGCTGCGCCGCTACCTGCAAGCCCTGTTTGAGCCGGAGGACCATGTGGCCTATGTGACCGAAAGCTACCTGCGGGATGACCGCTATGCCCCCACAAAAGGCTGCTGGGACCGCACCGCCGGTCAGCTGATGGACGAGCTTGCCCGCTGCGGCGGGGACATCGGCGCTGTGGTGGGCGATTACAACCCCGCCGCCGGTGCCTGGATCTGCTTCAACCCCGTGGAGGGCGGCCGCAGCAACAACAATGTGACCGACTACCGCTATGCCCTGGTGGAATGCGACAACATGGAGCTGGAAAAGCAGCAGGCCATTATCCGCCAGCTGGAACTGCCCTGCGCGGCCCTGGTGTACAGCGGCAGCAAAAGCCTGCACGCCATTGTGCGGGTCGGCGCGCCGGATTATACCGAGTACCGCCGCCGGGTTGACTACCTGTACGCTGCCTGCAAGAAAAACGGCCTGACGCTGGACGAAGCCAACCGCAACCCTGCCCGCCTATCCCGCATGCCGGGCATCCTGCGCGGCGGCAAAAAGCAGTACCTGCTGGAAACCAACACTGGCAAATCCTGCTGGGAGGAATGGAAAGACTGGTTTGAAGCCTGCACGGACGACCTGCCCGATACCGAAAACCTTGCCGATGACTGGGCCAGCCTGCCGCCGCTGGCAGATGCCCTGATTGAAGGAGTGCTGCGCCAGGGCCACAAAATGCTTCTGGCCGGTCCCAGCAAAGCGGGCAAAAGCTTTGCCCTGATCGAACTGTGCATCTGCCTTGCCGAGGGTGCCCCCTGGCTTGGCCGCTTTGCCTGTGCGCAGGGCAAGGTGCTTTATATCAATCTGGAACTGGACCACGCCAGCTGCCTGCACCGCTTCAAAGATGTATACGAAGCCCTGCACCTGCCGCCCCGGAACCTTGCCAACATCGACATCTGGAACCTGCGCGGTGCCTCCGTCCCCATGGATAAGCTGGCTCCCCGCCTGATCCGCCGGGCTGCCAAGAAAGGCTACCTGGCCGTTGTGCTGGACCCGATCTATAAAGTCATCACCGGCGATGAAAACAGCGCTGACCAGATGGCCAAGTTCTGCAACCAGTTTGACCTGGTCTGCCGGGAACTGGACTGTGCCGTCATCTACTGCCACCACCACAGCAAGGGCGCGCAGGGCGGCAAGCGCAGCATGGACCGTGCTTCCGGCTCCGGTGTGTTTGCCCGTGACCCGGATGCCATGCTGGATATGACCGAGCTGGTCCCCACCGATGCCATCCGGGAGCAGCTGCACAACAAAGCGGCCTGCGCCGCAGCCAAAGCCCTGCTGGATGCCCGCGGCCATGCCGATGCTTACGGCCCGGACGATGCCATGAGCCGCAGCCGGATGCTGGCCATTGCCAAGGAACACCTGCCGCTGCCCGATCTGCACCGCCTGGATGCAGACACCGCGGCTGCCATCAAGCGCGCCGATGCCATGACCGCCTGGCGCATTGAGGGCACTCTGCGCGAGTTTGCCCGTTTTGACCCGGTCAACCTCTGGTTCGACTATCCCGTACACAAGCTGGACAGCGGCCTGCTGGAGGACCTGCAGCCAGAAAGCGATTACAAGCAGCTTGGCTCCCGCGGTGCCGCAAAGCGCTGGGGAGACAAAGATACTGCCGCCAAAAGCAAGCGTGCCGAACTGCGCACCGCCTTTGAAGCCTGCACCATGGATGGTAAAGTGACCATTTACAGCATGGCTGAATACCTGAACCTGAAGCCCGATACCGTGCGCCGACGCCTGAAATCCGACGGCGGATTTTGGATTGATGGCACCAGCGTGGGGCTGAAAGAGCCCGGAAGCAACGGATAATATTTCTTATATTTCACGGAAAATAGCCGCTATCACAAATCCGTCCGAACTTCCGTATTTCGGAAAATAGCCGCTATCCGTACCAAATACGGACGGAAAATAGCCTTATATATATAGTAAAAATCCGTCCGTGTGTTGGGGTATCCCAGAGGATGGGGCGTACACAGCCCCCATCCCTCCGGGAACCCACCCCAACACGTTGGCCACAAAAAAAGAACGAGGTGAAAATACATGCAATTTTTTATTCCCATGCAGCCGCCCACCACAACCCACAATGCCAAGCAGCTGCATGCCTTTATGCGCGGCGGAAAGCCCTGCGCCGTGTTGCACGACAGCCCGGAGCTGAAAGCCACCCGTGCCAAGCTGCACGCCTACCTGGCCCCTTATGCACCGCCTACCCCCTGCAGCGGCCCGGTGCGGCTGTTGGTCAAGTGGCTGTTTCCCACTGACGGCCGCCACAATGACGGCGAGTGGCACACCACCAAGCCCGATACCGACAACCTGGAAAAAGCCCTGAAAGACGAAATGACCCGCCTGCACTTCTGGTGCGATGACGCATTCGTGTGCAGTGAGGTGGTTGAAAAGTTCTGGGCCGATACCCCCGGCATTTACATCAAGGTGGTGGAATTATGATGCCTGTTTCAAGCGGAATGCGGTTCGATACCGAAAACAGCCGGTGCATCCCTGCTGAACGGATGACGCCGGAAGAGCTGCGCCAGCTGCACCGCCTGGCCATCGAGCGCCGCCCCGAAGCCTGTTTTGGCTGCGGGCTGGAACATGATTGTTTTGTGTATGGGCATGGATGTGCCGTCATCCGCAAAGCATTGCGGCTGTTGGGAGGTGGGGCGGATGCCTGTCTTTGATTCCAACTGTCTCTACATCATCCAATGCCTGGCCCTTGTGTTTGTCGCGGCCCCCTGCGTGCTCTTTGCGGGCGGCATGCTGATCTGTGGGCTGATGTGGTGCGGGCTGCGCATCACCCGCGCCATGCACCTG